GTGGGAGGAACGACTTCGGCCGATAAACAGGCCGTGGGAGGAACGACTTCGGCCGATAAACAGGCCGTGGGAGGTTAACATATATACAACGATATTCTTGGAAACCTTGTATCTAAGAATATCGTTCCTATCGGTAGAGATGGATCTTATGTATTGGTTTTACATATTCCTGGCGATTGTCTTCACAACGGGAGGAAGCTACTCTTTTTACAACGGTGGCAAGCAAATCTCGGCTGGAATATTCTTTGTAGGAGCTCTTGCTATTTCTATTTTCTTCGGCCTACGATGGTTCCCAGCGTCCGGCTCTGTTATATTAGCACCTTCCCCTTGGAAACCAGTCTTAAACTATTGCCCTGATTTCCTCACTCTTACAACTATTAATTCTGAAAAAGTCTGCGTAGATACAATAGGCGTTACATACCCGTCTGGTTCTACTGGCTTGTCTAAATGGACGGGTCCATCCCAAACAGATGAAAAGTATTTATTCCATTTATTCACCAATTCAACAGGGCAAGATAGAATTGATAAACTATGCGCACACGCAAAAGAAAAGAAAGTTACATGGGAGGGTGTTTGGGATGGATATGTGTGTATTGGAGGACAACCTCCTCTCCCCCCTTAAAGGCTTTGAACTCTTCCGTATAGATGTTAAAACAGGATACAGTATGTCTTCACCCATTCATTGAAAGAGAGCTCAATGAATGGCTGATTACTCGCAAGCAACCTGCCGTGCTATTATTAGGGGCACCCGGTATTGGTAAGACTACAATCGCCCATCGGGTGTTCCGTCAAGCAGGCTTGAAGACAGTAGAATTTAATGCGAGTCATACACGATCTGGAACATCTTTTCGCAAGACGATTCTACCCTTGTTGCGCGAAGGGGGTATTGTTCAAATGATTGAATCCGGACAAAAGGGGGGCATCGGAGTTCTTTTAGATGAGATTGATGGACTCAGCAATGGAGAGCGAGGCGGTTTAAATGAACTTCACGCATATTTGAAATCCAAAGAAGTCAAAGACGGCCGGCCTCTCATTTTAATCAGTAATTCACTCGATACACGAACTCTCCAACAAATAGCGAAACTATGTCTCACCTTTAAAGTGAGTCCGGTGACAACCACTGTAATTCGGGAATGGTTGGGGAAAGATCCTCCAGAAGCGTATAATGGTGATTTGCGCGCCCTCCAGCGACAGATGAAAGGTCTAGAAATTCCTGATCACGTAATGAATATTCCCGAGGGAGTTGCAGCAGTGGCGTGGTGGACTCTCTGGGGCGATTGGGATCCATTGCTTGATTTTGATATTGAAAACAATGAAGGGAATCTCGCAAGTTTAGTAAGCCTGGAAAATATCCCTGAAAGAATCGAAGCTGCGAAAGGAAATACGAACGAAGCCTGGAAAATGTATTTGACTCTTTTTGATGCCTATAAAGTGTCCGATCAGGGAGATTTCTGGGCGTTCTTTTACCAATGTTGGACCATTCTACCCCTTTCTTTAAAGCTCAAATTGAAGATTATTAGTTTGCGCCTATCAAGAGAAGCAGTTCTTTCGGAAGATTCAAAACGACTCACCATGGACGAATTCCGATACACACCTGTATTAACAAAACAATCGGCCATGTTTAATGCATGGAAGTTGCTATGTGATATTTCTGAAACTCGAGGTGTTCCAGTCCGTCTAGCCCCCATGTATGCGCACGCAGAAATTCAAAATGGATCTCTGCGTCCAGACAAAGTGAGGCGCTACGAAGCAATTAGCTTGGAAAAATTCTATAATACAATTACCGGCAACTGTCAAACTTAGTTCGTCGTCGGCATTTCATCCGAATGTAGTAGACGTATAAATTGTAGAGGGCCCGTTCGTCCCATTCGATAGGCCCGTCCCAAAATCTGTTTCTCCTCCTCGTGTGTCATCGCGTGGAGCAGAACCACATGAGTCGCCGCTGTTATATTCAATCCGGACCCAGCATAGTGTGAATTCAATAGCAAACAGCGAATATCACCACTTTGAAATGCGCGCAAGGTGGATGCGATAGCATCCTTATTTCCTTTTAGCTGCTTCACATTCACTCCCACGCCCTCAATAGCCGTCTCCATAGCTGTAAAAGGATTGTCGTAGCGACTGAAAACGAGAAAACGACCCTCAGGGTTATCCCGAAATAATCGCATAAGTGTTTCAGGTTTCTTCTCCAACATATCCTCAGGATTCGTCCCCGTATTCGAATCCACAATTGCAGTCTCTTCTTTATTACTCACCACCTTCGTAAGATCTTTTAATTGAAAGGGCGTCCTACAGAGGGCGCATGTAGGGTTCCGTGTATAGCACAAAAGTATACACTTTCCACAAAAAATTCGGGAACAACATGGGGTAATAATAGGCTCTGCTGGGTCATCATAGCAAATAGGACACATCTCATCCTTAAAGCCATCAATGCGTTCTTGAATATTTTTAATGGCCTCCTCTTTCTCCTTCATCTTTGTTGCGAGAGAACTCAGTGCCGTTTCTTTCGACTGCGGAGTGGCATATTCAAGCGCCGCCTTAAATTCATAAGTCGCCTTCAGACGTATCAGCTCCTTTTGTAAATTCTTCGTGACGGCATCAATGAGGCTCGTCGTATCTTCCGCCTTGACTCCCAGTGCTTGAATCGCCCCTGTTACATCTCCCCCATGAAGAAGCTGCTGTATATCCGCAGGAATGGCCTGCGATACAATACGCTGTGTAATAGGGATTCTACATAGAATATTTATTCTAGTAAGAGGCGGCAATGAAATAGATTCCTCGATAAATGCATTATTACACCGAATCACAAGATTCCCGCGTAAAATGTGATCATGATTCACAAGATCCCTGAAAAAATTATAAGATGTCATGTTATACCGAATGTAATCGTATGGGCGCGTGGATCGGTACATCTCGTCAAAATGCGGTTTCAAAAACGAATAGGGCGCGTTATCTCCAAATACATTCGTATGAAGGCTTGTTTTATGTATATACAATGTCTCATTTGAAAAAAGAATATTCATCCAAGAAGCTGTTATGAACCATGTAAATCTCGCATTTGGTTTCGGATATCCATTTACCATGTGAATAGTGTCTGCCTCATCCACAAATACGCGTTTCCATCGTATATCATTGTCCCGCTGCCATACACTAAATTCTTTATAGAGGGTATTACTCACAAGAACGACATCCGACGCCATCACATCCTGTAAAAAAGTATCCGTCTTCAATGAATTTTTCTTATCCAATAAGAGCCCCTTTAAATTACTCTGCTTCTTAATATAATCCGCCCATTGTCTAAAAAGAGTATGAGGAACTATGACCAAACAATTGGCCTCACTTAGATCTGTAAAATAATTGTGTTTAAGGCTGAAGACTTTATCTGTGCTATTCCTCCCCATACTATACGAACTTTCCAAGGGGGGAATTGTTTTCAATCGCGCAATATGTCCCATCACCATCAGTGATTTCCCAACGCCCACGGAATCTCCTAAAATTCCATACGACGAATACAATATTTCTCCTGAACAATCAAGCCCTTTCAGAAGTTGTTGCTCTTTATTCTCCATAGCAGCTAATACAGCCTGCTGATGAGAGCGGAGATTCACTTTTAAAGAATCCACGGCTACATCCACGCGCGGCGAATCAGTTGTTAGCGAATTCGTATAGACATCCGCCATTGTTGTAAACACTTTTCTGTTCTGTAGAGTAGTATAGCTTGTCATTTCTGTATTCATGTAGAATGTATTCTTAAGGCTGTTTATTGTGCTAGGCCGCTTTAAAAAAATCACGGAGTTTGCCGTCTCGTATAAAATCTTTCAGCTTCATATTCGTCTTTTGTATGTATGGACTTATAGTATTACGCATTTTCGTCTTGTCAAACGTATTTTCTGAATGACTCATCACGAGCATGACTTTAAAGGGATCCAGTTGTATCATAGGATTAATATAATCATCCAGAAATGAACGCTCTTCCGCATGGGTTACATCTTCATCATATACATGCGAATTTGCGTATGAACGCCGCCATGCCATAGTGCCATTCGTGGCATGTTTTGCATTGTATGGGCCTAGTTTGTAAATAGCCTCAATATCCGAATAATACATATAAATTTCAGAGGCGCCCGCGAGCTGGATATTTGGATTGCGTTTGAAGGCTATAACAACCGCAGAGACTCTTTCTGGAGGATAATAATCGTCATCATCCATGGCAATAATAATATCCCCACACGATTCCCGATTTAGACGATTTCGCTTCGCACCAATCGTCTTTTTTTCAGAATCATACACATATTTTAGATTAGGAATATTTGTATCCTTCAAAAGATCTCCAATAGGATCCGAGCCATCGTCCAGTATAATCCACTCCATACGATGTAAAGGATAATTCTGCGCCTTATACATTTGTATGAGCTGTGGTATAAATTTTCTTCGATTATAGGTGGGAGTAATCACCGAAACAAACGGAAAATTCATCGCTTCTTGTGGTGATTTTGCAGCGGGTTGGCTCATTCTACATAGATACAGTTAGAACCTTTAAGGCTACTTTTTGACGGTATTTATTATTTTTTGAATATTTGTTAAAAGAATCTTATCTAGTCTATAATATACACTGACACCCAATAACAATACAATTTCGCTAATACTTATTCCGCGTAAGATATTTTTCCATAATTTCTGTGTTGCAGTGGGATTTTTTGGATCGACGAGTTGATAGGAGAATAGGCCTCCCGTGGATGGTTCTGAAGATCCTCCAAATTGGGGGAGCCCTGGAATTTTTCTTAAAGCAGATAATATGCCTGCTGTAGGACTTTTAGGAGGGGCAGGAGCTGCTCCAGGAACAACAGGAACTCGAGGAACCATAGGAACCATAGGAACTCCAGGAACATTTTTCGTTAAAAATAGGGGAATGAACGTGGATACCCAGTAAGGAGGTGCCACCGCTCCCATCGATATAGATATAGGAAATAGGGCGGCTCCATAAATAAAATAATATATCTTAATAGCCCAGAATTTATCTTCCGCAAAGCTATTGGACATAATAATTCCACCAAATAAAAATCCTATAATTAAACTAATAATCATTGCAAAATACATGGTCCATCCTAATATCCGTTTAGCCAGGCGAGACCAATTAAAGTCCTTCTTTTCCTCGGCGTCTTTCAGTGTATCAAGTGAATCAAGTTCATCCAAGTATTGTGCGGCTGTTAAATACGTTAGAGCAGGTGGTTCCGCCTCAGAACCCTCCTTTTTTGCCTCAGGCGGTGCTTTTACCGCAACAAGTGCCGCCTCCGCATTTTTATAAAGTGTTTCATATTTTTCTAAAAGTTCTGGACTCGTTCGTTGATCCGCCCGTATTACATTTAAACGTTCCGTTATAGTTTTAACGGCAGCCTCCATATCATCAATACTTTGTTGTCGAACAGCTAGCTTCTGTTGTTCCTTTAACTCCGCCATTTTCGCTGCAATTTCCGTATTTTTTGCTGCAATTTGCGCAGATGTCATATTCGAATTTGCAGCACTCGTGGCCTCATTTGACAATGCAGTAAGAGATTCCGTATAACTAGGGGGGAGTCCTGCAAGTTGGGCTGCATTTGTTGCGATACTAATGTTACTTAGTATGCTATTCAACTCCGTCTTTGCTTCTGCCAGATTTGCTGTTTCAGCTTTAATATTTGTATACGTGGATGGATCGGGCGCCGCCGTATTTGTAATTCCGAGGGTGGATAACAAGCTTGCCATACTATACCATGGTGAGTAAATCCCGGGACTCTTTTTCATCCCCCCGTTCTTTAGAAGCGGTCCGAATGCCCAACTTATTTTACATGGCGCGCCCCATATATGGCGGGTGGGTATCTTTCACCGCCCACTTATCGCTAAAATACAATTTTCCCCTCTTTAAGATTGGTTCTAAGACGGAATCCAAGCAACGAGAATATGGATATGGAGCCGCCTATCAAAATCGGGCAATAGACGATTTGCCCCCTGGCAAAATTCTCATAACTGCCATTGATAAATCCTATTATGAATATTTGGATAAGATTCCTTCGGGGAGCTATCTCGTCATACACGACCCTACAGAAGTGTCTGGCAAAGGAAAGGAGCCCGTTCTCAGGAATTTAAGTCGCTTCAAGATCATTACCATTCGTGAATCTGTAAAAAAGTTCTTGAAAGATACTCTCAGGGTGAAAAGCAAGTTCATACTGCATCCATTTTATGAATATCCTTTCAAAAAGGATCCTCATCCTGACAGGGCCGTAAGTATATCTCGGGTGGATTTTGATAAGCACACGGATATTATTATAAAAGCCAATAAACTATTGGATGACCCGGTAGATATATATGGAGCAATCAATCGCCAATATGTATTCTTTAAACTAAAGGATATGGGATTTCAGAAATATTATAAGGGCCAATTCGAGAAGAGTTTTGAAGAACTTTCCAATATTCTGAGAGATGCCAAATTCGTGGTTGATATGAGTGTTATTAAACATGATGGGGGAGGATCCCAATATACATTCCTAGAGGCTATTTATAACAAGTGTGCTCTTGTTATAAATAAGCGCTGGGTGGAAGACTTTGCGACAGATTTCGTTGATAAGAAGAATTGCTACATTGTCGCAGATGAAGAAGAACTCGCAGATCTGCTGACCGCTTCTCCAAACACGGCAAAAGTGATGAAAGGAGGGCGAGCTCTTCTGGAACCCCATATTCAGGTAAATTGGCCGAAAGAATTGCCTTAGAGAGCATACTTGAGCCCCCCCATACCTGATACAACCTCAAACCAATTGATATTTTCTACATAGACGGTTATATCATACGTGTAATTCGTATCTACGGGGAGAGGATAGACGTCCATATCTATTTGAAAATTTCGTATGCGACTGGCATTGATGGAACCCGAAGCTTGAGTAGGGGATTGTCCCAACTGAAACGAATATATAGGCAACCCATCCTGGCCAATTCCCCTTGTATATCTATAGGTAGAGAAGCGCGTAAAGAAATCTACGGGCTTCTGTTCCTGGATTTCATTCCCATCGCATAATACTCGGAGACTCCTAATAATATCTTGCTGCGTATTTGCTATTAGGATGCCCGACGTAGAACTCTGTTTTTGAAAGTTGGTGGCATTCGGAGTAGGTAGAAAGGGCGCGAATGGATATGTATACCAGTTTGTGAAATTCGCAAAATCATTTCGCTGCCCTGCATCGGAACGACGTTGAATGAAAATGAGTCGCGTGATTGGATTATGTGTTTGAAGGTCTAGAAGTTGGCGTGTATATTGTCCGGGAAATGGATATGTCACGAGCTGTGGGATCATATAACTGAGTGGCCTACTGGCAAATATCTGCTGCTCCTCTTTTGGTAAGTATATGAACGTCCCCTGTAGAATCGGATTCATAAACCAGCTATTCAGGGCCGGAACTGAATAGCCAATATCCGTAAAAAAGTTGCGTATCTGGGCACCTGTATTCGTAGTCGCGGAATAATTAGGATTATTCTGATATATTTGATCGGCGGTTGCATTCATACTGAAATCCGGACCCACACGATATCCGGAAGCATCGAGCACCGTATACAGTTGCGAGATTGGATTGAGAGTCAATTGGATCTCGCATTCTTGATATTGAAGCCCTATGAGCGGTAGAGCCTGCGACGGAGCTTCCGTAAACCAGAAAGATAGAGGGACATGAATATTACGACCAAAAATAGAGGGACGATTTAACTGTTGTGTGCGGCTGGTGTCTGGAATCACCGTCGGATACCCAGTATGATTCGTGCCACCCGCATACGCACCCAAGGCCGGCTCTGTAAGTTCGGGAGTGTCCCCCACGAGATATTTCCATTTTAGAAATGCGTCTTGATCTATGTCCAATAGCGCACGACTCAGAAGATACGCTCCATCAAACTCCTGAATCTTCTGACCACCTACAAATATCGCTGCGTTCTGAATAATTGCCGCGCCAAGATACCGGACCCACTGAAATTCCCATTGACTGATGCGACCTGGAGTTGTTGGAGTTATATATTTACTGTATATATCAGGTATGGTAAAGGTAAATACCATATCGGATAAAAGATCTCCATACCGAGGGATTTTCGCCCGGAGTTGTATGGGTTGATCGTAAGAAAGCTCGTTGGGTCCTGTAAGTGGGATTGTGATACTTTCCATAGCAAAATGTGAGTAGCGCTTGAACGCCTTGTAAAAATATGTCATCTGCGGATTTCCGCTCAAAAGAACATTTTGAGCGCCGTATGCGACGAGTGCTAATAATCCTCCACCCGTCATAGTCTCTTCTGAATCCTTACTGGAATAGAAGAGATTATGCTTAGGCCTTTTTAACTAGAACTGCGTGTCCACCAATCATCTCCCAAATAGGGGGGCTTATCGTATACTTTCTGCTGTATTTTTGAAGAAGGTCCAGCTGTCATCAAGCTCTGAATTTCATTCATAGAAAGCGCATACCGGGCATATATCAGATTCGATATAAGACCATCCATAGAACCATCCATATGAAAGTCATGATCATTCAGAGCGGGTATAGTGCTCCCATTCAATGTGTTATTCTTTGAATTTGAAAAAATAATAATATCCTGATAATTCTGATAGGGTATCGTGTCCTGAAATGAAATGCGATTCGCCAGATTTCCATTAATGAAAATATCGAGGCCCTTTTTATAGCAATTCAAGACAAGGTGAAACCATTTATTTACGGGAACATTCAAGACATCGGCATATGTGAATGGATTTTTATACGTATTCATTACCACGCGCATTGTATTTGTAACGCCATTTATAAATACACCAGGCCCCATCAGAGGCCAGGGATTTGAATATCCCTTATGAAACACATGTTTATACACATCATTTCCCGTGAAAGTAGATGGCTCTATAAACAAATAGGTTGAATATGCGAATTCAATACCCGTTCGTTCATTGACAGATACGCCAATAGGTTTCGCATCTGTATATTTGGATTCATCTTGATGTATTACAATACTAGATTCACCCGCGTTTACTGTAGAACCTACGAGTGTTTGAAAGCGGTTGCGGGAATTCATAGTAATGACGTATAACATCTCGGCTGAAAAAGCGACTAATACCGTTACAACTACTGTGATTACACCTGTTAAAATTTGCCCGGGTACTCCTGAAGCTATTGATGTATTATATGGATTGGACATTCTCTAGTTAGGAGGAACCTTTGAAAAGAGAGACAAACCAGTTCAGAATATCCGTGGATGAGCCTTCGGGTCCCGAAAGATACGCCCTGTAAATCTCATCCGGATTCATAGCATAATTTGCAACAGATGTGGCACCTGTATATCCGTCAAATCCGCCGCGGGATGTCATAACTGCCTTCACACCCGTAGGATCTACTTTATAATAGGATGGTGCCACACATGATCTGCTGAGTTTTCCATCCATATACACGTCAATTGTGCGACCGTTGAGAACAACCGTAACCATCGTCCAGCGCTGGAGATCAATCTCGGGTAGATCACAAATGGGGGGAGTATCCAGTAAAGAATCATTCATAGCTAACGCCGCGAACGTGGTGTTCAAAGATGCTGCCGAAAGATTACCAACATTATCTTGGGCATTTGGCGGATTTGTCCCTACTCCTGACCCACCCGTCATTGTAGTCCAATTGGCAAATCCTTCGGCAGAGTGTGTATGTGTCCGAACCACTAGAGTATTATTAAATGCCCCGAGGCCAATAAGAAGTGTTGAAAAGATATTACCTTGAAGCTCAAATATGTGTTTCCGCTTATTCATATTTTTATTGAAACTGCTTATATAGACCCACGTATTCACAGAATATTCTCCACCTTCGTAGGGAGTGGGGATTGTCGGGAGGTTTGTAGGGGATGAATCCGCCGCTTGCTTCCCTGAAAGCAACATAGTGCTTTTATTATTGGAAGAAGTATATAAATATTGGTATAGGTAATAAATTGCTACTAAGCCGAGGACAACAAACAAAACAGTTATAATTCTAAACACCACGCTATTATTACTTGAAGGATTGCTATCCATACTTCTATAATTATATACCAAAATTAAGACATGTGCCTTTTCATATTATATTTACTTGTAGTGCAAGTAAATATAATATTAAACGGTACATGTCTTAAAATAAGTAGGAGCTCTACTAGCTGTAAGAGGAAGTCCATTCATACATCGGCGAGGCAGGTTTAATCACGGGCATGTCAAAACAGCCACCGGATGGACACAAATTCACGGAAAAATTACCGATTAGATCTTGCGAAATACGCGGATGTCCTCGCGTATCGGAATATTCCCTGTATTTTGCGCTCACATCCAAGCTGCTCAGGCGATAATTGTAAAGATTCACCAATGCCATTTCACCTTTTAACGTATTCGAACCGGAAGTAACACCCTTCATATTCGTATAGGATGGATCCGATATAGGCATATACATTGTCTTTTGAGATAGAACAATTGTATCATTATAATACACGTCGAATCGGCGGCCTTCGCGTGCCACAGTTACCATGATCCATTTCTGTAAAGAAATGGGTGGAAGTCTTAGTGTTTCTATATATACCTGGGGGGTCCCTCCTGTCCCTTTTGTAATGGTTTTAATAACAAGATGTGACATTGCCATACCTTGGCGGCTCGCATCCGGGGCAGTTAGTATTTCTAGTTTTGCTACATCCGATATATTAAATATAGGAGTATATCCAGAATGAACACATTGCGTGCAATCACCTGTCGCGGCAACACATGCACATGGCGCAAAGCTTCCATCTCCGCAAGAAACTTGACCTGGCCCCGTTCCACAGGATGTATAGGAACCCGTGCGATTCACTGATTCAATGTTTACGAATGTAGAAAAACTCCCAATTCCTTCCATATAGAATTGTTTTGTATCCATAGAGGATATAAGTTCTGAAGAATTTAAGGGGAAAGGTCCCGTCGCATTTGCTACGATTTTAGGTTTAAATCCCATGTTGAAATAATAGAATACACCTCCCAGAATTAGTAAAAATACTACTATAAATAGCAAGGCCCTAGGCTCCATCTACTTAGATGGATAGAATGACTCCTTACTCATTGGAGAACCCCATGCCTGGACTTCGCGGGCAGACAAAATTCTGGGCCAAAATGTGAGATTTGATACTTGAACACTCGGGGTTGCTTCCGTTATGACAGGATAGAATTTTGTCGTATCCGCTACACTTTTAAGTTCATGTGAAAACGGTTTTGTGGATTCTAATTTTCCGTTTATATATACTTCCAGGAATCTATCTGTAAAAACAACAGTGAGACGGAAGACTTTTTTGACTGGAACATTTTCAACGATAGCTGATTCTATCTGTCTTTTGTCCTGGGTTGTTCCTGTTCTGGTTGTTATTGCGCCCACATTCAGATCATTTTTTAAAGGGTCCAGCCATACTACAAAATTTGTTTCATTCAATGTCGCATATATAGGACCGGAACCTGAAGCTAGGCCAGAACCTGAAGCTAGGCCAGAACCTGAAGCTAGGCCAGAACCTGAAGCTAGGCCAGAACCTGAAGCTAGGCCAGAACCTGAAGGCAAAGTCATTTTATTTGTACTCCTATAGAGTAATACACGCGGAATATCGGATGCTTGGAAAATGCCTGTAAGATATACGTCCATTCCAATCGTATAAGAAGATGCGGGGACATTTATAAAATTAGCAGAAAGATCTGCTGCCGCTGGACTCTTCGTATACGCTATTTGCCTGTCGGAAGCTGTTGGAATCGGAATGAATCCATTATCATTCGGTGAGAAAGAGAAAATAGGATATACTACGTAGTGTATAAATGTTAGTATTAAAAATAGAGTGAATATAAACAGGGATATGTAGAATACATAAGGTAGAGCTGTTCCAACTAATGCCCATTCAGGAAAGCTGTATTGCCTGTTATTTATAATAGACCCTCCTTTTCCATCCGGCTGAATAGGGGATTTGCTGAAAAAGTTGAAAACACTTGAAAATAGAGACGTTTTATTCTCATTTATTCTATTCCATGGATTGACCCAAGACATTGGTTCCTGCTACCACGTGTAGGGAAAACATTCACCGTTTATTCTTTCGTGTTGAACTATGTTTTTTCATATCACCATGCTCAGGATGAAACGAAATGCGTTTGTAGTATGCGTGTGTGTCTTTTATCTTACACCCGCGTAGCTTCTCGCGAAGATAGCAGACGAACGATATGCGTGTAAAAGGTTTCTCACCCCCCATCGTCCCTGTTTCCACAGAATCATTGTGGATTTTAGGAAGAGCCTTGTTCAATTTCTTCTGCGCATCCGTCTCATACATTTCCGTATTACAGTGCCATTCGTGCACATCCATGGCTAAAAAATCACCGGTGCGAACGTTAAATCCAATCTTGTATCGGGGAAATATAGTTGCTCCGCCCGAATATTGACCCCTTTCTATCACAGAAAGATTACCATAGCCCTCTTTGAAATCCCCGTCGTCCATGTGGAGGGCCGTGCGAAAATTCCGATTGATTGTAATGGATGAGAATGCGGTATTCGCCACCCTATAGGCCGGCTTCTCAGAGGCAGCGGCGAGCTGTTTGGCATGCTTATCCGGAATGAGCTGTTTAAATACATTATTGATCGCCTGAATATAGGGGATACCGTGCTTATACTGTTCAAAATACTTTTGCGTATAGGATGTAAGGCGACATGGAAGACCCATAAATGGAGTTTGCTCAAAAAAACCCAATACGGAACTAAAGACATTATTATTCACACGCATTTTCGATAGTTTACCATCTTGCTCATAGCGGGCGGACCACTTATTGATTTCTACGGGTTTGCGTTTCTTCCAGTAATTGGACTTTTCTTGAATAGGTCCCGCGGCAGCTCCGCGATTCCGTGAAGCCGCTGCCGTTTGGTAATAAGCCTCCCAACCAATCTTAACCAAATCATTGGGGAGAACGTGTTTGCGAAAACGGGCGAGTAG